CAGCACAATAGAAACAATATTCACGGTAAATGGAGTACCTTTTAAATAATTAACTTTGTAGTATGGCAAACAATGTACAGGGCAAAAATATAATGTTGTATTATTTTGAACCTCCTTCGGTAACTTACCCAGCAGGTAGAGATATTGCTTTTTCGTGTTCTACAAATTGCACATTTAGTGTTAATGTAGACCAAAAAGAGGTAACATCTCAAACGAGTGCGTGGTATAGAGAATATAAAAACGATACTGCAACTTGGACTGTTAATTGCGATGGACTTGTAACCTTAAATGGTTATGGATATTTATTCTTACTTCAGCAGCAACAAAATAGAACTACAATTTTAGTAAAGTTTGTTATTGACAATGGAGTTGATGGGTTGGTAGTGATTAGTGGTAATTGTAATTTAACAAGTTTACAAATTAACGCACCTTATACGGACATAGCAACGTATAGCGTAGCGTTACAAGGTACAGGTGCTTATGGTACAACAGGAACAACAATCAGTCCAAGTGGAACAGTTATTGTTGCTGGTGGTGCGGTCTATACAAAGGGAACTGTTGCAGCAGGTGGCGAAACTACCATTACATATACGGATATGATAGGTAAGGCTTGTCTTTATGTTTCTCGTGGTGGTATTGATGTACAAGATATATTAATAACAGGAACACCAGTTGACGAGCAGGTTAAATGGGTAAGTGCAACAGGTATTTTAACATTTGGCAGGGTTTTAGAAAGTGGGGAATTTATTAGGGCATTATTTCAATAATTTAGTTATAAATTAATATAAGATGGCAAATCAAATAGTTGTTTCAGCAGGTGCGAAAGTGAGAAATTTAAGTGGAGTTTTAACAGGAACAACTGGGGTAGTTAATTCCTTGCCTATAAATGCTGCTAATGGTATTCCGCAACTTGATGTCAATGGTAAGATTTTAGTTAGTCAGTTACCAAATAGCGTGATGGAATATCAAGGTACTTGGAATGCTGCTACTAACACACCAACCCTTGTAAATGGTACAGGTAATCAAGGGGATGTTTACTTATGTAATGTTGCAGGTACTGTTAACTTTGGTGCTGGTCCGATAGCTTTTGTTGTAGGCGACCAAGTTATTTATTCAGGTTCTATTTGGCAAAGGGCTTCAGGTTCAACAGGAACAGTTACGAGTGTAGCGATTACAGAAACAGGAGATAGTTTAAACATAACAGGCTCACCAATTACTACAAGCGGAACGATTAACATAGGATTCAACGGAACAAATTTACAATATGTAAACGGAGCAGGAAACTTAACAACCTTCCCTACATTAATCACTTCCATAGGTTTATCTATGCCAAGTGCTTTTAGTGTCGCAAATAGCCCTTTAACGGCTAATGGAACGATTGCAGTAACAGGAGCAGGTGTTGCTTCACAATATATCAGGGGAGATG